CCCTGTTCGTGTAGCTCCCCGTCTGGATGCGGCCCTCGACAAGGATCTTCATGCCCTTCCGGAGGTACTTTTCCGCGAACTCGCCGTTCCTTCCGAAGGCCACGCAGGAAATAAAGTCAGCTTCCTGCGTTCCGTCCTCACGGCGGACCCTCCGATCCACCGCGAGGTTATACCGTGCTATAGATGTCTGAGTGGCTCCGGACGAGTACCGGACATCCGGGTCCTTCGTCAGGCGCCCGCATAAGATCACCTTATTCATCAGCTCCTCCTTCCTCAGTCACGAGGCTGTACTCTGAGAAGTGAACCGGCTCCCCGAAGCGGTTGACGCCGTCCACGATCTTTCCCTTGATGAGATGCCCCTGGGAGCGCAGATCAGCGATCCGCGCAGCCAGTCTCATGCATCCCAGGTCCATCATCGCTTCCAGGGGATTGATGGAGCCGAACCGCTCCATGTAGTCAAGAATCAGCGCGGTCTGTGTCGGTTTCGGCATTCTCGCTCACCTCCTGTGCTTCTGATTCGATGAGCTCTGCTTCATTCGGAACAAGATACATGTCATCGCTGAGCTCTGTCTTGATGGTTTCATCCTGGGCTACGGCCTTCACGAATTCAGACTTAAGTGGTGCATACTTAAGGACTCTCTTCAGTACCGTCTTCTTCGCCATCTCTTCAAAGGATGTAGTCCACGGTGAGAAGCTGGAATTGTAGCTCTGCGAGTACTTTTTCGCGTGAGCCCTGATATCGTCCATGCTCATGACATCAAAGCCATATCCGCCGTTTTTTGTCTTGAAAAGGGCATATACCTTAATCGGTTCGCCTCTGTCATGATCTGCAGGAACATGTACGAGCTTCGGTTCCAGGCCGAACTGACACTCAAAGGTATCGTTTGCGTACACTACTTGAGCCTGTACGATTTCTACTTCACCAGATCTGTATGCAAGATCTATCAATCCCTTATATCCCAATTCGAAGACAGCCTCGTCTACTCCCTTGTTCTTTCTGGGAATGAGGTACGCCTGACCGAGCGGGGTGTTGGGCTCAAGGCCGAGCTGTGCTGCAGACATCATGGCGCCCAGGAAGCTCTTCGGGGTGCATGCAGCGAGCTTCGGATTGACCGAGAGCGCCGACAGAGTCATGCGGGTAAATCTCTCCGGGGTGATGACGCTCGGAAGCGCCTTCTTGATTTCCGGTGCCAGGGCCTTGATATAATCCTGCATCGTCTTGCCGGTATTCTTTGCCGGTGCTGTAATAGGGGTTGCCATAGGTTACTTTTCCTCCTTTTCTTCTTTTGCTTCTTCCTCTTCTGCCAAGACCCTCAGGTAGCACCTGTGCAGCGCATATGCCAGGGCCTGACTGACGCCCTTCGCGTCCGGGGTCCGGATAGATCCGCATGCGATTGCAAGCAGCGTTTTCGCTTCCTCAAACTCGTCATACATGGCTACGGACAGCGCGTCTTCCTGTGACCGGATCTCCAGCTCGTAGGTATGACCGTCTACTTTGATCGGAACCTTTCCTTCTGAAAATCTTGAATGAGTGATCATGACTTCTTCCCTCCTGCGACCTTAAAGACTCTGTACTGCGTCTCGCTGTAGTAGGCGTCCGGATTGATCTCCTTATGCTCCTCAAAGAGCTGCTTACTGTTCAGCGTCTTCCGGATCTGGTTCCCGTAAGAGATCTTGTAAGGACCGGCTACACCCTTTGAGGCCTCCTTCATTGCCTCTTTGATCACGTTGGCCTTCTCATCGGCAAGCTTCGTCAGGTCCTTGATCTGGTCCTTGAGGGCCAGGTACTGCTCGACTTCTGATTCATATGCCCAGAGGTCTGCGGTAGAGCCATCGGAATTGGGATACAGGGTAGCCAGGGTCTCTGTTGTGCTATCAGATCCATCTACCGGAGGCGCCGTATCTGAGAGCACGTGGCTCCAGAAATCCTTCTCCAGCGCCATCAGCGCATCGATCTGCTCCTGATCCCGGTCCAGCTCGAAGATGAAGAAGTCCCGGTTCTCGACAAGCACTGCGAGGTAGGCCTTCTGCAAGCCGCTCACTGCCAGGTAGTGCAGCACCTGTGAGTAGTAGATGTCCGGGAACTCAGCCCCGCCCACCTGTTTCTTGACGGTCAGTGACTGTGTGGTCTTGCACTCGAGGAAGGCCTTCTCGCCTACGATGGTCCGGTCCAGGTTCGCACAGGCGAAAGGGTACTCGTCATTCACCAGCGTCCTGTTCTTTCTCCGGACTTTCTTCCCTGTTCTGGCTTCGAATTCGGTGGCTACAAACTCCTCAAGGTAGCTGCCCACACGCATGATCAGCTTCTCCTCTGTCGGCGGGATTTTGCCGGTTTTTTGAGCCCACAGCTCGTACTGGCTCATCCAGGGATTCTTTCCTGTCACTGCACCGGCGTCCGAACCACCGATGTACTGGCTGCGGATCTTTAACCATTCGTCATGGTCCGCATACTTAAGTTCAGCGATCATACTCACCTCCGAACAGGTCAGGTGTCGCAGACTCGCGGGGCTTCTTCTGCTCGGGCTCGTCCTCGAAAAGGATCTCTTCCATGTCACTTGCGAAAGTCATACCGGTCATCGGAATGAGGAACGTAGCAATGCCTCCTACTTTTTGGAGCTTTTCAGACCCAGCCAATTTTTGCACCGTCTTGGCAACAGCCTCCCTGTACTGCTCTCTGGTGATAGTGATTACTTCTTTCATTTTTTCCTCCTTTGTTTTTTCACTCCCAGTCCTCTGGGAACATTTCATAGTCTTCTGCCATCTGGGCCACCCACTCGTCCGAGACCATGTCCATCCGGATATCGTGCAGATGCACCAGGTATCCGTAGATCAGGATCGTGACGATGATGATGGTGGCGATGATGATGTTCGTTTTCATTTGTGGTCTCCTTTGCTGATGGTTTGCTTTTTGTAAACCTTTTAAGCAAAAAAAATAGAATCTCTTTCTATCCTGGTCATTTTCAAGACCTTCGACACCGCGAGTGCCTCGTCTACCTTCCACTCTACTACGCCGTTGGTCTTCTTAACAAAATTGCCATAGGCCATTCCGATCTGACCGGCGATGTATCTTTTCTTCAAGCCACTACTCCGGACAGACTCGGCGAACTTCTCCTTGCTAAACATCCTAACCTCCTTCCCTTTTTTACTGCACTCTGCATCTTTCCGGGCTT